TCAAATGCTGAATGAATAACTGCTACTTGCATAATTTTGTCCTCTTTTTTAACTTACACTTACAGTATAACACCAAGATATCTTGTGTCAACCTTTTTTTGCATCTTTTTTAGTTGCAAAGTCCACAATCTGGATTTACTGGAGGATTTGGATTATCTGGTGTTCCCATTGGTCCTTCAAATGCTTCTGAGATATTATGTGGTCCTGGAACACTATTTGGATCTTCTTGTACAGAAGGACTAGAAGTTTCTCCGTTACTAGACTCATTGGTATTACTGTTACTTGACCAATTATTGTTTTGTGTGTTTTCGTTTTCAACAACAGTTATTATAGCTGGACTAGAATCATTATTGTCTCCGTAACCAGCGTCATACACAGTATGCCATTTGGTATTGCCAGTAGTTTGACAAGCACCTAACATGACCACACAAAAAGCAAATAACACATTTTTCATTTCTATCTCCTAATAATGGATTTTGCTAAGGTTTACAGTAACTTTTTTTGAACCGTTTTGCTTAACCTGTTCATTATAAAACTTTTCAGCAGACTTAATTTGTGAAAACAAAAAATACTTGGTATACACACTGTCTTTTGATTTGAGTGAAATACCTATACCATGCTTGCCTGTTGTGTTTTGTAATGCGGTTAATACGTTCATAAAATCTCCTACTGTTTAATTATACTTACAGTATACAGTAAGATATCTTGAATGTCAAGTTTTTTCTATCATCATGTTTAATATAATGGTTATTCTAACGTGATCTCTTATGTTATGATACGCATGCCATGTATCATCAGTTCTTTCAAAATACATAGCTCTATTGTGTCGCCATTCAGCTTCTTTGACAACTGGACCACCTTGGGTTTCATATAACAGTGTTCCATTCCCATCATCACCTAGATATACAACTGTTGATGTTAATTTTTCAGGTATGTCATTATGTACACGATAGCTCATTCTGTTGCCCATTGCACTGAACTGCATTTGTAAAAATGGTTCACTGTCAGCAGGCGGTTGCCATCCAACGGCTTCTAACATTCTTGTGTGTGCATCATACACGCCGGACGGAATTTCATCATTCTTAAATTGTCGGTCTACTCTTTGACCAGTATGACTAAATTCTTCTGTGTTGATCAGACTGTTTCTATAATCATTTCGTTCAAGCCAAGGGTTTAGTTTTTGTTCAATTTGCTCAAGTTCGTCATGAGTAAAGAAATCATCGACTGTGTAATATTTCCAAGGATATGTTTCACAGGTGATTTTCATTACACAATTACTTATCGTCTAAGTTTAGATCTATATCTGTATTGAAATCTATATAACCTGTTGTTGTATCAATGGTATAAACTTGTGTAGGATCACATAGCTTTATATCTGTGTACAATCTTTGCAGTGCTTCGTCAGTCCAATTGTGTTCTACATCAGTAAAAATCACACTTTGAAATTTTTTCCATTCGTTATAATTAGCTAGGTCAACAGGATCATTTGGGTCATACCCTTCGTCAATGATATCCTGTATTAGTGACCTATCTTTTATTCCGCTGGTTCGAAATGCACGTTCAACCTGTAAGTCTATTACATTCGACATCAGTCACACTCCGGAAATTTATATTTTACTAATTGTTCAATTGGTTTGAAATGACCGTTCATATGTTCTGCAACATATGCTCGGGGCTCTTCTGTCCCCCATTTAAATATAGCAAGTTTTGCCATATTAAATATTTCTCTTTTGTTACTGTTCAGTAGTGTGTCTCTAGGATCGTCGTCTCCGATTTCATCTAGATACCTAAGTGCATAAGTTGCAATATCTTCTACACTCAGTGGAACTTCTACTTTAGCCAGTATGCGCCTTCCATTGCCAGTGTCTTTTGACCTCATTTTTTTAGCCTCTCTTTTGCCTATACTTCATTATTCGATGTGCCATGACATCTCTCCATAACTTCTTACTATTAGTAAGAGTTTATGGCAAGATGACTTGAATGTCAAGAAAAAAATTAAAAAAATTACATCTTTTTGCTTGACACAGTATTTATACTTCTAGGAATGTTAATCTGACGTTCCAATTCACAGTTTTACCTGAGCTTCCTTTGACTCTAATACGAAATGCACCGCCAATTACTTCAGCGTTTACATTCCAGCCTGTGTATGTGACAGTCCAATCTGAATTAGTATCTGGACTTGCGGCTCCGCCACTAATATTTGCGACATTTGCTGTGTATGTATTAAGATCATATTCAACAATATCTCCGCTGACATAACTTGCCATTGGATCCCACAATGCAACACCTATATCTGTTGTACTGCGTTGATAGTCTACTTTAGCGTTTGTTCCTACTAGACTAGGTGTTGTGCCTTCTACTACACCTTTAACTTCAAATGCTTGCCGTTCACCTGATGTTGCTACACCCAACGCCATTATACTGAAAAACCAAGTTTTTCCAGTTGCTGGAGCCGGAAATGTACTGTTGAATTGTACCGCTACGGCTGTTCCATCTGTGGTCTGTGCAGTTGTTTTTAGTGTATCACCATCTCCACTAAAATCAATTGTATCTGCATTTTGTGTAATAGCAATACTTCCGTCTGTGCTTGTAATACTTCTAAATTGGAAATTATTAGCATTACGCTGTTTAAACACTTGCGAACCGCCACCAACATTACTACTGGTCAAATTTTCATTAATAGTAATATCATTGGCGTTTTCTGTTATTACAATACCATTTTGGGCTACTAAACTTCTAAACTGTAATTCACTACCGTTTACTAGTTTGAATACACCACTACCGCTACCCAAGTTTATAGCAGTAGTAATTGTGCCACTTGTACTGCTATCGCTAATTGATCTCCAATTATTAGTATCTCCAAAATATGCTTCAATACTGTGTAGATCTGTGTTATAACGTATCTCACCTACTTCTGTGTTTGGTCTTTGTGCAGTTGTACCTGCCGGAATTTTAATTGCAGCTGTTCCTGGGAATCTTGGATTTTCTTCCAAATCAATTTGTATGTCACCACCAGCACCACTTCCGTTTGTTACTTTAATTTGTCCTGTGCCACCTACAACTTGTCTTGCTCTACTTACACCTGCATCTTTAACAACAATACCACTACCTGCTTCATTGTTTAGGTTTGATATAAATTCTAATGCAGTGAATGTACTTTGTTCAAAGTCAGCTAGTGTACCTGTATTAAAATTACTAGTGTTTTTGCGAGTAAAAATAGTTAATATATCTGTACGTACAATAATATCGTTTTCACTAGCATTAAGTGCTAGTTGCGCACTTTCACTGCTCACAACGAACAGTGTGTTTCCTGTGTTGTTGAAGTTGTTAATAACTGTTGTATCGCCAGTGCTACCGCTAGTTCCTGCAATATTACTGCTATTGGTAGGTAAGCCGCCTGCTTGATATCCTGGGTGATTTTGTCCTTGATCATTTGAAGGAGGAGTAGGTAGTGTACCTTCGCTTTTCTTACTACTGGTTTGTTGTTGGGTTGTAGTGTATCCTATAATATTACCACAATAATCATACACAGGAGTTTGTGTGTTTACGTCTGGATTAGGATCGTCTGCATTTTCAATAATAGCAAGTAGTTCTGGATCTAGTAACAAATGAAAAATATTTGGATATTCAATAATGTTGTCACTTAAAATTCTGCCACCTGTATCAGTACCATTAAATTGTGTACCGGCAACACTGCCGCCTTCACCTAAACTGTATTGTACAGGATATGCTCCTAGTCTATCATACAAACTTTTTAATTGACTCATCAATCTAGCATTACCAGCAACACCGCCAGTATTACTATTGTGTAGCACACCTATTTGAGTGTTACATCCATTATCAGGCGTTGCAAAGTTACTACCGCCTAAACTATAACTACCATTGATATTGTTTTCAAAACTAATCATACTGGTAATACGGTCACCAATACCTTTGATATCATTTGTGATTGCATCAAGTTCTGATTGTATCAAACTTCCACTTGTAATAGCATTGATATTACTTGCAATTCTTCCAAGCACACCTCCGTTGAACACGTTAGCATTGAATGTTCCATCTAAACTAATACAAGCACATGCTTCGTCTGGAATAATTCCGCCAATGTCATTGACGATACTTTGACCAGCTCCTAAGAAACTGCCCATAGCACGTTCTAACATGTTTGGAATAGCAATTGGATCTACAGGTTGACTACAGAAGTTGATCAAGTTAGCAACATTTTGTGCTTCAGCAAGCACACCATTTAGCCTACCCAACACTTCATCCAACTTGGTATGATCCATAAACTGTTCCATACCACCTTTGAGTTGATTGAGTGCGTCTTGTAATTCGCCTTGTAATCCGGGTATGTTTAGTAGACTATTGATATTACTATAAAGACACAGTTGTACATTTGGTAATTTTAGACCATTACCACTTAGCAATCCACACAGTAATTCTCTGAGAGTAAAACTGTACTCTGCTTGCACCACTGTGCGAAAAACATCATTTTCTGATCCAGTTGAACCACTAACATGATGCCTTGCATCTAAGTAATCGTTTACGTCTTGTAAACCGTTTTTAAAATCTGTAAAACTCATGCGCCATTACCTGCTCTTGTATCACCGCTAGCACTGTTGGCTTTAGGATTACAGTGAGGTCCGCCTGGAATTGGACACAGCTTATCAGGGTTTGCGCTGTCTCCTTGCACTACAACGTTAATGCCTCCTGCACGTACTTTGGTAATACTACTTTTTAATCCACCACCGCCGTGACTGTTTGTGTCGCCATCTACACTGATAAATCTGCCGTTTACGCGAACATTTGGTATCCGAGTGTTTGTACTCGCTCCACAACTTCTACTGTCACTGTTTCTATGAATAAAGGATGCCATGCAAGTATTTATAGTTGTAATGCGCTGGCTGGTGCTATTCCTGTTGTACTCTGTATGTAACTATCAGCAATTGCCTTTGCAGGCATGCCTAATGCAACTATTTGACTTCTTCCAACTTTTACAGGTGTACTATTGTGTACATCTACACTCATTAACCAAGGTATAAGCATAACTTTACCATCTTGTGGATTGAGTGTTAGCACTGTAGGCTTTACAATTTCTAAATGATCAATATCATCTTTTTCAAGTCTAGCAACAAGTTCTTCTCCTGTGCTTAACTTTATAGTGATTGCATCACCTTTTTTATAATTTGATGTCACCAACATCGATTTCTCCTATGAGTTCTCTTACTGTGTTTGGATTCATACGAGTGAGTGCTTGCCCGCCTCCAGCTACCAATAGTTTTCCTTTGTGATAAATTTGCGGCATAGTTCTATGCCCTTCTTCTATCAAAAACTGTCTAGCTTTTGGATTGGTATCCACTCGAATTTCTTCGTATTCAAATCCGTTTTTTTCTAACCAGTGTTTTGCCATTTCACAATAATGGCACAATGGCTTACTGTATACTGTAATCATAATTTCATTCCGGCAAATGTACTGCCATTTACATCCTGTTTTGTACCGCCAATAACGTAACTACTGATTTCAGTTTCTTGAGGTGCTACTTGTACTTCTGCACCTGCAATCCATTTTTGTGTCCATGGTAGAGGATTACTTCCTCCTTTGTATGGACTAGATAGACCAATAGCAGTCATGCGTTTGTTAGCAGTCCATTCCACATAGTCGTGCAATAGTTGTGCATTTAAACCAATCATACTACCGTCTTTGAACAAATAATCTGCCCATGCTTTCTCTTGATCCACAGCATCAACAAACAATTGTACCATTTCGTCTTTGCACTCTTCTGCAATTTTAGCAAAGTCTGGATCATCTTTAGGCATAAGTTTAAGCAGTGTTTGTGTACTGCCCAAGTGTACATTCTCATCACGACAGATAAGTTTAATAATCTTGGCATTGCCTTCCATCTTCTTGAGTTCAGCAAATGCCCAACTACACGCAAAGCTCACATAGAAACGTACACCTTCGAGAATGTTCACACTTACCATTGCTTTGTAAAGTAACTTTTTAAGTTCATACAAATCAACTGTAATCTTCTTACCATTTACAGTGTGTGTACCTTCACCTAATAGATTATACCACTGTCCCATTTCAATAAGGTCATCATAATGCTTGCTGATATCACTTGCACAATCTACAATCTCTTGAATATCCATCATTTCATCAAAGATCAAACTCGGATCACTGTACACGTTGCGAATGATATGTGTGTAACTGCGACTGTGAATAGTTTCATTGAATGTCCAAGTTGTTACCCAATTTTCTAGTTCGGGCAAACTTACTAGTGGATTGAAACTGTCAGCTGGCGCACGACCTTGTACGCTGTCTAATAGTATTTGTCTTTTCAAATTACTTGTAAAGATGTGCTTTTCATGTTCAGTTAAATTTTTAAAGTCTGCAGCATCTCTGAGAACATCTACTTCTTCTGGTCTCCAGAAGAAACCCAACTGTTTGTCTGTTAGTTTATCAAACTGTTTGTATTTCAACGTATCATAACGTTGAATATCAACGCCACCATTTGGGTCTAAGAACATTAAACTTTCGAGGTGCCGATTCCTTTGATTTGCATTTAATACACTCATTATCTTTCCTTAAATTACACAAGTCTCACAGGCTTCTTCTTCGCCCATATCATATTCGTCTACAGTTATATTACTTGATTCGTCTAATTTGTCAATGTCTATTTCACCTTGTCCATCATAGGTGTTGAAATAATACAACTGTTTTCCGCCATACTTGTAAAAAATCATCAAGTGTCTTAGCATCTCACTCATGCTAATTTTTTCATCTTCATAAAACACAGGATTGTAACTTGTGTTTACACTGATGCCTTGGTCAATATATTTTTGTAATACTGCCATAATACTCATATAGCCTTCTGGTGAACGCTGATCCCACAGCAATTCATATTTGTTTTTAAGTTTATGAATACCAGGTACAACTTGCTTTAATACACCATGCTTTGATTGTTTAACACTTACTAGACTGCGTGGAGGTTCAATTCCGTTTGTAGCATTACTAATTTGTGCTGATGTCTCTGCTGGCATAAGTGCCATTAGTGTACTATTTCTAATACCTGTTTTCTTTAATTGATCTCTGAGTTCTCTCCAAGGCATACGTTCCTTGTGTGGTACTAATTCATCTACATCTGTTTTATATGTTTGATTTGGAGTTACTCCGTCACTGTATTTTGTTTGATCATTCCACAAACATGCACCTTGTTCTACTGCTAGGTCTGCACTGGCTTTGATCAAATAGTAACTCCAAGCCTCAGCAAATGTATCAATCATTTCTAAGTTTGGATTACTGTATGTCATGTCATTTTTAGCCATCCAATATGCAAGATTAATAATGCCTACACCCAATGGACGTCTGCCTTCTGTTGCACGTTCAGCGGCTTTTACTGGATAGTTCTGATATGTTAATAGTGCATCCAATCCACGCACTGCTAGTTCACATGGTTTTGCAAAGTCTTGAGGTGTTTTGATGTTACCCCAATTGATAGCACTCAGTGTACACAATGCAATCTCACCATTTTCATCATTGAAATCATTCAATGGTTTGGTAGGCAAGTTAATTTCGCAACAAAGATTACTTTGACGCACAGGTGCTATATCAGCTTTAAACGCTCCATGGTCATTACTGTGATCTACATTTTGTAGATAAATGCGTCCTGTGTTTTTGCGCTCTTCCATAAACGCACTAAACAATTCAGTTGCTCCAATTGTTTTCTTGCGTAGTTTTGTATTGCGTTCAGCTGTTTCATAGAGTTCACGAAACTTGTCTTGGTCTGCAAAAAAGGCTTCGTATAGTCCTGGAACATCACTAGGTGAGAACAGTGTAATGCTACCATTGCTGATTAATCTTTCGTAAAACAGTTTGTTAAACTGTACACCATAATCCATGTGGCGCACACGGTTGTCATCTGTACCTTTATTGTTTTTGAGTACTAGCAGATCTTCAACTTCCAAGTGCCAAATTGGATAGTACAAGGTGGCGGCCCCATTTCGCACACCTCCTTGGCTACAACTTCTTGTTGCACTTTGGAACATTTTATAGAACGGTATAACTCCTGTATGGTAAGCATCTCCTCGTCGGATAGGGCTACCAAGTGCTCTGATGCTTCCTGCTCCGATGCCAATACCTGCTTTTTGACTGACATACTTAACAATACTACTAGTAGTAGCATTGATGCTGTCAAGGCTGTCATCAGTCTCGATGAGTACACAACTGGAAAATTGCCTTTGCGGTGTCCTAACACCAGCCATAACAGGAGTAGGCAAACTAATATCAAATTTGCTAATAGCATCATAATAATCCTTGACCCAACGGAGTCTGTTTTCTTTATCATAGTGGGCAAATAGTGTTGCCGCAATCAACATGTACGCCATTTGTGGCGTTTCTTTTATTTCACCTGTAACACGATTTTGTACTAGGTACTTGCCACGGAATTGTTCCATAGCTGCATAGGTGAAATTCTCGTCACGCTGATGTTTGATGTAATCATTTAATTCGTTCCATTCTTCGTCAGTATAGTCAACAAGCAATGCAGGATCATACCAACCCTCTTCAATATTACGCCCAATAAGTTTTCTGATATGGCAAGGTTCAAAACTGTTGTATACTTGCTTGCGAAGGTGGTAGACGATTAGTCTTCCTGCAACCCACTGATAATTTGGAGTTTCTTCACTGATAAGATCAGCTGCGCTTTTAATGAGTGTTTCTTGAATCTCGCTAGTGGTAATACCATTATAAAATTGCAAACTACTTTTAATTTCTACTTCACTTGGGCTTACACCTTTGATGTCATCACATGCATAAAATACAACTTTGTGTAGTTTGTCTAAGTCTAGTTGACTTTTGTTACCATCTCTCTTGATTACTTGAATTTCACTCATAATTGTTTTTCCTTTATTTTAACTACTTATTGGCAGCCTGTGACGAATTAACTTATCACATCTGCAATTTTTTTACTATAACTGACATGGACATCGGTTGGTAATTTACTTATCTCTCCGTAGCTATAGTTAAGCAGATACTTTTTATCTACTAAACAGCATAAACGTTGTATGCTTTTTTGTTTGTCGTATATATACAACAGTTCATTATCAATTGAACTGTTTGCATAATATACAGTATAGCCCATGCCAAGTGCTAAACTGTCTTCGCAATATTCTCCACTGTGTAACATCTCCCAAGGAGTGGGCCATGTGTTACTGTTAACAGGGTCAATAGTTATAGAACTCATTGGTGCCATTTTCCACCATTCTACCACTGTGTGACATACGTCATAAATGTTATCTGTGTCCAATCCTTTACGGAAAGAACGCCAATTACTCAATCTGACTCGAGGACTCTCAAACCAGCTTGTATTAGATATTAATTGCTGTTCCAAAGTTGATACGTGTACTTGAATTTACTAATTAGATTATCACTGTCTGTATATTTTAGTTTCATTGTATTAGCAGTGGCTATATCAACTGCAAAAGTTACATTAACTACTGCGGTTTCTGTATAACTATCATCAATTGTTGCTGTACTTGCACTGGTATCTGTAGCCATTCTAATACGACCTACACGAACACCATTTGTGCTTTCTAGTGTATAATCAATAATTGCAATATTATGACCTGTTGTGTCTACACTGAATCCTGTATCTGCACTACTGCCATTGGCGGCAAGTTCGATTGAACTAGGATCAGTTGAATCACTTTCAATTTCAATTTCGCTGTTGAACCCTACTGTAATTGCACCCGTTGGAGCACTTGCAAATGTTAGTGTTGTTCCAGAAATGGTATAGTCAGATGCATTAACTTGTGCACCATCTACAAACACTGCTATAATGTTTGGCTGACTCAATGCAATTGGAACTGTAAACTGTGTGAGTACACCATTACCTGTTCCTACACTTACAGTGTCATTACCAATGAATAACCGTCTTTGATCTTTTGCGTAACCCAGTTCACCTGGATCTAACATAGGCAAGTCGCTAAAATTACCTTGTCTCACTTTAATTTTACTAATTCTTGTATCTGCCATTTTGTGCTCCTGATACAGTATTTATGACAAGTTATAAAACTGTTCTACTCTCTGAGCCCATTTTTCAGTCCACATTTCAAATTCTTCTGGGCCTACTTCAAACAGTTGAAACTCACATTCTCTACTGCACATAAAAATTGCCGCATGTTTAATTTCTGTTTCGAATACTTCATTGTGAGCCATACCATATGCCGCGGCTTGCATAAAGTAGTCATCAATCCATTCGCGCTTTTTAGGCTTGTTGGTTTGTTTGAAATCCATAATAGTTGGATTACCTTTGTATACACCAACAAGATCTGTAGTACCTGCATAAAGTTGTGGATAGCACAAGTTTACTTCGCTTCCCCAAACTTCGTTTAGGTCTTGTTCAATATTATTTTGTACTGTCTCAGCCATCATCTTGGCTTGCAGTATGGTTTCTCCTGTATACTGTTCGTTCTTTACCCAGTGTTCCAATATGTTGTGCATGATTGTGCCAACATTGGCGGCTTCAGTAACTATTCTTTGAGCATTTTCTTCACCGACCCTCTTCTTCCAACGGTTGAGGGCTTCTCTCTTTTCACGAGGTTTTGTTTTATCCAATATTGTTGTAACACTAGGGACAGGATCGCCATACGGATTTTCGTATAGACGTTTTCCATTGACGCTCTTTCTTTTAAATTCTTTATAAGGATAGGGTGTAGTGATGTTTAACATACTGTTAATGTAACACTATACTAGGTCAATGTCAATAGCTAATGACCCATTTAAAAGTTTTATTTGTTGAAGTATTTTTGAGGCGTTCGATGGTATATCCCAAATTTTGGAAATACTGAATCACTTGATTCATTTGATCCATCTTTGGTCTATCTGAAACTGTGCCTTGCCACACACTGTTGAAGGTCACACTGTCAGGGTTTGTAGCAGTGTAGGTATTTGCAGTAAGACCTAAATCTGTATTGGCTGTACCAGTACCAGCGCCTACGATTACCTGCCACGTGGTACTTTGTGAAGCTGTATATGTAAGCACAAGATTTCCTGAACTGTTTTTACTTGCTACTAATCCATTTACGTTTGCATCGTTGATGTCAGCAATTACTGCGTTCAAACTTGATCCAGTGCCGCCAAGTATAATTGTGTTGCCTGCTACTGTAATTGTATCTGCAGGTGTAATGGTTGGATTAGCAACCGTACCTGTTACTGTGATTGTAGGTGTGCTTTCGGTCATTTCAGTAGCGTCACTAATTGTAGTTTCATACAGACCATTTCCAGCATCAGTGATAACCTGTTTCATCAAAGCATTTATCTCATTAAAGATAGTAAGGTCTGATCTTGCCATTACTCTTGCTTGTTGTTTGTTAATATAGTATGTCACAGTTTGTCATCCTTTTGCATTTGTTTTTTAGCCATCTTAGCAACTGTGGTATCTTCTGGGCCAGTATTCGAACGGGGTAATGCTGTGTCCAGTGTAATGTCTTTCTTGTTGCTAGATCCTACACTTGTAATAGTTGGCAGTAAATTCAGTAAACTTTTAATGTCAATACTGTAGCCCATTGCACGAAGTTTTGCAAGAACCATGTTAGTAGGTATTTTGATTTTGCCGTTGGCTTTTGCCCTAGTGATTAGTTCCTCTAGAGCATTCAATACCTCATCTTGACTCTCACTTATAACTTCACAGATTAACATTAATTTTTTCCGTCTAGTTCATTGATAATGTTAATGAATTGTTCCTGTGTCATTTTGCCACTCTCAACCATTTTAAAGAGCCTGTCTTTACTCTCTAGAAACTTTTTTTCAGCAAGGGCACCTTTCTCCAAATCTGCAAGTGCGCTTTCGCCTTTGAGTTCTCTACCAATTGCATTGTCTTCACCAGACTCAGCTTCGTCTCCACCAAAGTCATCACTGTCCATGTCCATGTCTTGTGCGCCATCTATATCGCCTTCGTCGTCCATGCTCATGTCTGTTGGCATTGGAGCAGCTGGTGCTTCTCCACGTGCCGCTAGTGTAGCATTTTCAACAGCGTCTTTAGTTGCTTTGCTTTGTCCTAGTAGAGCACCTAGTTCTGCATCAACTGCATTGTTGTATGCTTCTGCTTGTTCAAAACCCACTTGCTCTTTCATTGCGTCTACGATTGGCATCAATTTTTGTACTTGCATTTCTGCAATATCTTCTACCATGCCTTGTAGTTCATCAACTAGTTCTTGAGCAGCTAACATAACTTCTGCTTGCTCTAGCTCGTCTTCCATTACAACACTTTCAGTTTTGGCTTTCATAGTTTTGCCATCAGATCTAGTAGGTGCAATCTCATTTAGATATGTTTTAAGTTGATGTTGGATAAGTCCAAGTTTGTTATACTGTGCATTTTCCCAGTATTTGAAGTCGTTTTC